CAAAATCAAAATATTTCGAGAGACAGGTATTGACAGCCTATCAGCTACATTCTATGCTGGTTCAGCTATAAAATCAGAAGATCTTAACGACAACTTTACACAGAACTTATACGTTACACAGGAAGTTAATGGTCGTTATATCAGTGCTCTCGGCGGTACTATGACCGGTAACTTCAACATGGGTGAAGATGCTGACATAGTATTTGAAGGTGCAACTGATGATGCACATGAAACTACACTAACAGTAGCTGATCCTACCGCAGATCGAGTAATTACTTTACCTAACGTCACAGGTACAGTTATAACAACCGGAGATACTGGAACCGTCACATCAACTATGATAGCTGACGGAACAGTTACCTCTACAGATATTGCAGACGGAACTATAGTTAATGCTGACATAAATGCGTCAGCAGCTATAGATGGTACAAAGGTTAGTCCTAACTTTGGTAGTCAAAATATACAGACTACTGGTACTATCAATAACCTAACTACAACTGAATTAGCAATCTTAGATGATGCGACTGTAACTACATCAGAACTAAACATACTCGACGGTGTGACTGCTACAACAGCAGAAATAAACATACTAGATGGTGTGACTGCAACTACAGGCGAAATTAACAAACTTGATGGAGTCACAGCAGATACAACTGAGTTAAACATACTTGATGGTGTAACTGCATCCACTGCTGAAATAAATAAATTAGATGGTGTCACAGCTGACACTACAGAATTAAATTTGCTAGACGGTGTGACAGCATCTACAGCAGAAATCAATTATGTTGATGGAGTGAGTAGCTCTATACAACCACAGCTAGACGGTAAGCAACCACTCGACTCTGAACTTACAGAGCTTGGTACAATGGGTAGCGGTACTGCTAGTGCATTAGCTGACTTAACACAAGCTGAAGTAGAAGTACTTGATGGTGTTACTGCATCTACAACTGAACTTAACCTATTAGATGGTAAGAGCATAGTTACAACGATTGGTGGCAGTGCAACTGATGTACAAATACCATCAGCTCAGGCTGTCAATGAGCGTATTGTAGAAGTCGTAACCGAGGTAGGTGGTTTTGTACCCATACCTAACGAAAACAACTTTCCAGACGCCAACCCTGACATCAATGATGGAGCTGGTACGATTGTTAGTATTAAAGCTTTGGCAGCTAATCTTACTGCTAACGGCAGCGGAGTAGCTACTATAGCTAATGGTAACGTCAGCAGCAATGCTACAATTACTATTAATGGTCTAACAGCTAGTTCAACACTAAATGCTGGATTAGGTGTATTAGTAGAAACAACATCTACATTACATACTTACGTATTTCACAGAGTTGTTGTAGACTCAACAGGTGTAAGTAATGCACAAACACTTGTTAATAACTTTAACGACAGATATCAGATTAGTGCTAGTGCACCTAGTACACATCCTGACGGTTCAGCTCTAGGAGACGGAGACCTGTGGTTTGATACATCTACAAATATAATGAAGGTGTATGACTTAGGTAACACACAGTATGATGCTGTAACCTCTGTTGGAGACTTTAAATTATTAACAGTTGTACCTGACGGAGCTACATCAGGCACACCTACATTTAATGGTAGTATTGTATCATACGATTTAAGAGACAGCGGAGTTGCTGCTAACGTAACAAGCGTTGGTCAGCTTATAGTTAGTCTTAATGGTGTTATACAAAAACCAAACAGCGGCTCATACAATGCAAGTAACGAAGGATTCTATCTAGAAGGTAACAACGGAATTAAATTCTGTACAGCTCCAGCTAGTGGATCTAGTTTATTTGTAACACTAATTGGTGCAGCTACATCTATAGGTACACCTAGCGATAACACAGTAACAGAAGCTAAATTAACATCTGATGCTGTAAGTGAAGCTAAGTTAAAGGTAAGTAATAGTCCAGTTAATGGATACTTTTTACAAGCTCAGTCTGGTAACACAGGTGGCTTAACTTGGGCTGTTGTAGATTTAACAGCATTGAGTGCATCTAACTTGACATCTGGTACTATACCTGATGCACGATTCCCTGCAACACTACCAGCAGCTAGTGCAGCTAACTTAACAGCAATACCAGCTGCAAATATAACTGGTACACTCCCTGCTATAGATGGGTCGAATCTAACAGGTTTACAAGCTGGTGCTACTGGAGGTAACTCTGGAGGTAACGCAGTATTCTGGGAAAACCAGCAAACTGTTACACATGATTATTCAATATCTGCAAATAGAAATGCCGGATCATTTGGTCCTATTACTATTAACAGTGGAATAACAGTAACAGTACCAAGTACATCTAACTGGACAATAGTATAATGTCAATAACAATAAACGGAAACGGTACTATCTCAGGTATATCTGCTGGTGGTTTACCAGCTGGCACCGTAACGTCAGCAACTTTAGCAAGTGGTGTTGGAGGTAAAGTTTTACAAGTAAAATCAGTCACAAAAACAGATGCAGCTTTTAGTACTGCTAGCACCTCATACACTGATGTTACTGGATTGTCTGTAGCAATCACACCAACAAGTTCTAACAGTAAAATATTAGTATCTGCGAATATACATGGTATTGGTGATGGTAGCACTCAAGCATACTTTAGATTTATGAGAGACTCAACACCTATATGTTTAGGTACTGATGTTGGTAGTAGAGTTTCAGCAACTTTGGGAAGCTTACATTTTGACCAAGCAAATGATGTAAACAGCTGTTCACAAACTTTTCTCGATAGTCCATCAACTACAAGTGAGGTGACTTATAAAATACAATGTCAAACTCAAGGTAGTGGTACTATTTACGTTAATAGATCAAATACTGATGCTAATAATTCCACTTCTGGAAGATTTACTTCATCACTTACAGTTACGGAGGTAGCAGCATGAGTATAAAATTAAACGCACAGTCTGGAGGGTCAGTTGCACTCGACGCTCCAACTCAAACAACAAGTAGTGCAGATTTAACATTTAAGTTGCCTGTAGCTGACGGTAGTGCTAACCAAGTTTTAAAAACAGATGGCTCTGGAAATTTAAGTTTTGGTGCAGCTGCTGGACAGATTATAGAAACTGTAGTTGGAATGGCTGATGGTAGAAGTGTAACAGTAGGTTCTGGGACTTATACTTTAGGTAACGTAACAGGAGTTCAAACTATGACTAATTCATATGCTGATGTAACTGGTAGCAGTATTGCTTACACACCTCCTACTGGAACAAAAGCATTAATTTATCAGTTTGATTTTATGTGGAATGCGTCGACTCTTTCTGGTATTTGTTATCACCAAATAGTAATTGATGGCACAGTAGTTACTCCTACTAAGACTTGTATTTCTGCGGACTACAACTCTTATCATCATTCTCATCAGGCACAAAGTGCTTATTGGGTTTTTGATCTATCAGTAGGTAGTAATGATTATGCTAATGGAAAAGTACAAGGTAGTGCTTGGACATCAAATAAAACCATGAAAATGCAAATGAGAGAAGCTGATAACAGTTCTTATAACTGTGTAATTCACGAAAATGATTTTATGGATGGTACTACAGCATCTGGATCTGACAGATTAAGAATACCCAAGTTACAAATTACAGCAATAGCATAATGAGCACAATAAAAACAAATCAGCTTGCACACACAGCTAACGGTGCAGCTACATATACACTGCCACAAACAGATGGTAGTGCTGGTCAGGTACTAAAAACTGACGGGTCTGGTAATTTAAGTTGGGTTACTTTACAGAAAGGATTGGTAAAACTAGCAACTGCGGAAGTCGCAGAAGGAAGTGCATCAACAACTGCTTTTCATTTTAATAATGTATTTTCTAGCACATATTCTGATTATATGGCATATTTTGATATCAGAAAAACTGCTGTATCTCCAACTCATCTTTGTTGTCAATTTGGAAAAACTGGTAATGGAAGTGTAATTACAAGTAATTTTTATGCTCGTGGTACTTCCAATCACCATCAAGTAGGGACAAGCAATGAATCACAAATACATTTTATAAGTAGTGAAGGAGTATTTCAATTAAATGGTACGGTTGATGGGTCAACTAGCGGTTATGGATTTAAAGGTACTGCACATATTATAGACCCATATAATAATAGTACTTCAAATGGAGTTTGTGTAAATACAGAAGTTATGATGCAGTACCATACGACTAACGCTAATAAGTGGAGAGAAGAAGGTGGATGTATGGGAGATCATGGTGAACAAAGTAATTTAACAGACATAAGGTTTGGAATTGTTTATGGAAGTTCTAGTTCCAGCAATGTTACAAGTTCAGCGACTTTTGCACCTGTCTATGGTAGATGCACAATTTATGGAATTGAAAAGTAATGGCATTAACAAAAATAGGGACGGATGGTGTTAAAGACGATGCCATTACGTCAGGAAAAATCCCTGCAAACGCTGTGGGGTCTAGCGAGATAGCTGACACAGCTGTAACACTAGCTAAATTAGAACATGGTACTGGATCTAACGATGGTAAGTTCTTACGTGCAAACAACGGAGCAGATCCTACGTTTGAAACAGTAAATACAACTCCTGAAGGTACGGCAGTACTTTCTACAGGTGAATCAGGTGGTACTAAGTTTCTTAGAGAAGATGGGGATGGTAGTTGCTCTTGGCAAGCAGTCCCTGCTGGTGGAATTTCAGATGTAGTATCTGACACCTCACCACAGCTAGGCGGTGACTTAGATGCTAACGGGAACAATATTGCAATCGGTGACGGAGAAGAGCTAAGGTTTGGTGACTCAACTGATTTTCTTATTAAACATGATGGTGCAAATACATATCTTAGTAATCAAACAGGTGAGTTAGTTTTTAATGGTGATACAATTCGTTTAAGAAAAAGTAATGGTTTAGAAGATCATTTAAAATGTTTTGCTGACGGAGCAGTAGAGTTATATCACGATGGCACAAAGCAATGTGAAACTTCTGCAAGCGGACTATCATTTCCATCTGGCAAAGGTATTGACTTTAGTGCTACTGCTGACAGTGCAGCAACAAAAGTTGGAGAAACATTAGATGATTATGAGGAAGGAACTTGGACTCCTGATTTGCAAATTAGTGGAAGTACAAGTGGTTGGAGTTATTACTATAGAAAAGGACATTATGTAAAAATTGGGCATTTAGTTCATATAGGTTGCCATTTTTATCTTTCTGGGAGTCCCGGAGGCTCTGGTGCTGTAAGGTTGCATGGTTTACCATACCAATGCGATCAAAGTGGGTTTGCTTGGGCAGCTCCGGGTGCAAGAAGAGGAGGAGGTGCATTTTCTGGAGAATTACTAAATGTTTATGTTCTTAGTGGACAAACTAGCTTTCCTTTAGTACATTGGCCTCATGGTAGTCATACAAGTGGAGGTTATGCAGTCACTCAAAGCAGTATTATTGGTAGTGAACTTCCAACCTATACTGAAGTAGATATTACTTTATGTTATTTTACAGCGTCTTAAATTATGGCATTAACAGAAACAACAGAATACGACAAAATAGAGGTCGTAAGTATTTATAAATCAATTCAAGTAAGAAAAGCAACTGTTATTAAAAAAGATAATACAGAAATTGCTAGAACTTATGAAAGATATAGTTTATCATGTGGTACATTAGATGCTTCAGATAACTTAGTAGATACAGATATATCAGCAGAACCAGCAGAGGTACAAGCAATTTGTAATGCTGTATGGACTACTGATGTAAAAGCTGCGTGGAAAGCTAAATTAATAGCAGATAAAGCAGCTTTACCAAAATAGTGGACATACCCACCATAATATTACCTGATATAGTTGATATAGAAACGGTAGAAATACCGTTACCTACAGCTGACGTACCATACTATAAACCTATGGTAGTTCCTCCGAGCGATCTACGAGATCAAGAGGATGAGCCTGTTAAGACTGTAGAAGAAACACCCGAACCACCTACCTTAAAAATACCGTTTATTAAACAGCCAGTTCCTCAGCCTTCTGCGGAAGTTGTAGTAGCTGCTGTTACAACGGCGGTGACAGCTGTGGCAGCAACAACGCTTACACAGCCTCTAATTGAAAACATTAGAAAAAGAGCACAAAAATTTATACAAGGTAAGATAAATAAATGGAGACAAAACCGCCAGAAAAAAAAGGAATCTTTACCAAGCTCAAAGAAAATGTAGATGACCATGAAGAACAGATGGCAGTACTAGGTGCAGCAGTGCGTCTAGGTGTAGTTATCTGGTCAGGGTTTATTATTACA